TACTGTTCGAGATATTCAGGGTCCATTGAGCTTTCTCTATGCTTCTTATCGTAGTAAACAGCAGTCGTATGATCCTTGCCCAATAGTCTTGCTATTTGAGGAAAAGAATAGATTAGATACTTCCGGCATAATGCTGTGAACATAAATCTCAATTTCAGTAATTTACCCATCGCTCTCTTTCCACTCTTCACTTGATTAAAACTAACCAAAGTCTCCATTTCCATTGCAGTCACAATGTCCTGAAGTCTCAGACCTCCGTTATCTTCGTGCCGGGGTAGAATGCCTCTACCAACTTCTTCTTTAATCTGTAGACTGGTGTTTTCATCCCCTTGACATCCTCCAACACCCTCATTTTTTTCTTCTGATCGAAATACCTGAAATCTGCCTGATACTTGCATATCTTTTCTCCCTTATAATTGATTTCATAAATAGGTTGTAATTCTAGGTGAGTGATTTCACCTGCCTTCTCTAATAAGACTAGCTCTTGATACCTCTTGGCCTCTTTTTTGGATGCAAACCAAATTCCGTCTACCTCGGTTTTAATCGCCCGGTATTTACTATAATTAGCCATTCCAAGTTTCCTCGACCTGTTGAATTCTTTCTCCAATCCATCGCATTACCGGTACGGCCATTGAGTTCCCCAGAGCTTTATACCGTGGACCATCAGCGGTCTGTTTTGTTTGTCGCTTTTCGTCTGGCTTATATTTACCTTTCATTAATTTATGTTGATTAAGATCGGTATAATCTCTGGGAAAACCTTGTAGAGTTTCACACTCATTTGGTGTGAGCCTCCTAACTGCCATGTTATTTTCAGGTATAGATATTGCTAAGTTTTCACTTCCGCCACCGCCTGCACCACCTGCAGCTTTTATAGTCCCGGCTTTACCATCATCAGTCCATCCTCCAAAACTACTCTCTCTAACTGTTAAAGGTGTATCGCCTCGGACTGAACTACAATTTCTAGTAGTTAATTGTACTGTATCGGATAATTGAGGATTATGGTGTTGCTTCATATCGTAGGTAACATGAAACCATGCACCTGCATCACCAAGCATCTGATTATCAACTTGTTTTGATAGATTTGCCGTTAGTGTTGGACATTTTTCGGGGATGTACCAGGAACCTTCGTTGGCTGCATTTCCTGTCCGACTTGTTCCAATGCTGTTTTCAGTGTCTCTGGTAGTTCTTTGTCTCTCTTTGTGGCTCTCCGCAAGATCCCTCTGCAAGCTCTCGGACTCAAATAAAACCGCTGCGGCACGTTTCCAGTCTCCAAAATATCCGACAACAAACACTCGTCTGCGTCTTTGGGCAACTCCGAAATACTGAGCGTCAAGAACTCTATATGCGAACCCATACCCGAGTTCCCCCAACATTCCGAGAAAGGTGCCAAAATCTCGTCCTTTGTTTGATGACAGGACACCGGGGACATTTTCCCAAACCATATAGGATGGCTGATACTTTTTAAGAATTCCACCAAAGGTAAGCATGAGGTTCCCTCTAGGGTCCTCAAGACCTCTCCTAACTCCGGCAACGCTGAAGCTCTGGCAGGGTGTTCCTCCAACAATAAGTCCAACTGGCTCATCTTTCCACTCCTTATATTTTGTCATATCCCCATAATTCGGTACATCAGGGTAATGAGTTGCTAATAATTCACTTGGGAATTTCTCTATTTCGGAAAAGAAACTAGCTTTCCATCCCAATGGCTCCCAAGCCACAGATGCCGCTTCAATCCCGGAACATACCGAACCAAATTTCATCCGTTCCACCCACCACGTTCAGCTACCATGCGGTTAAGCCGGTCAGTCAGTGGAACCTTTCCTTTTTCGTATCTTCCCGCCATTCCCTGGGTTAATAAGACCTCACAGAGAGACGCTACACTTCGCCTCTCAATATGAGCCTGTTCCCCCAATTTCTTGTGTAAGCTAGGTGAGATACGAATAAATAATGCTTTATTTTGCTCTGACATCTTGTTGTAATTAAACCTTTTTTCTCTTTTGTTTCACTTTTTTTTACTAAAAGTACCATCTAGTACTTGAAACAGATATCATAATGATATATATACTGTATAGTGAGAAACTTTAGGGAAAGAACGGAGCACCAAATGACATTTAAAAAGTTAACAAAGCAACAGGACGCACTTGTAGAACTCATAGCATCATTCTCAGCTATAGCAGGTGCAACATTTTCTACGAACACAAGTGACGGAAGAATGTATTCATGGCATTGCGATGAAACAGATACTTTCTGGCTTAACATTGTAGTTGATGACAGTGGAGTTTCTAATGTCTTACTCCATTCAGGTGATGACGATACTAAATTCTATGCCGTTATTGGTTACTGTAAGTATCACAACATCCCGTTAGAACTTCAGGAATAGGAGAAGAATAATGACTAAAGCAGGGAAGCCGCATAGAGGTGTATACCATGCTTACGTCCGGGTCAGTACTGAGAAGCAGGATCTAGACCGACAGCAACATATCATCAAAGAATATCTTAATGGTGGTGACTATACACTTAAATGGTACATAGACGAGGGGTTTAGTGGTTCACTGGATCCAGAGGAAAGACCGGCATTAAAACAGTGCTTGTCAGATGCATTCAAGAATAAACGTAAGGGAGGGAAGGGTAATATCATAATATCTGATACCTCTAGATTTGCCCGACTACGGCACATAGCCGATAAGTTTTTCCTTGAGCAAATGTCGAAAGGTAAGTGTTCTCTTATTGTCGCTGAACAACCCTTCTTAGAAGAACTTCCTGATGAATTAAAAATGAAATTTTTACGTCAGCAAGCAGACAGTGATGAAAAGTTTCGTGAAGAGATTAGTCTTAAAACAAAGCAAGCTCTCGAAGCGATTAAGTCTGAGATTAATACCAAGGGATTTAAACTATCCAAATTGGGTAAGAAGATTACCAAGCTCGGTGTTCATGGTGAAATGGAGAAAGCATGGGATCTTGCCGCCAAAAAAAATATCTCTAAAGCTGATGCCTTTGCCCACTACTGGTATCCAGAAATTCAGGACAGAATAAGAAGAAATATGACCTACCGGGAGATAGCAGAAGATTTTAACTATCGTGGCAAAAAGACCATGAAGGGTGGGGAATGGCACGCATCAACAATTAGCAATATTGTGAAGAGGATAAACAAATGACAAAGAAAGACATAAAAGTAATTGACCTTGATGGGGCAAGAGTTTCAGGTTTTGAGCTTAAGAACCCGGCTTTAAAAGATGTTCATCCACACCTTATTGCAATGACTAAAGCCGTTTTGCATGATGAAATAGAAACTGTAAAAAGAGCGAGAAGCCATGCAACTAATCCATCATCTACGAAATCTCAGAAGTTCTGGAATACAAGTGATATTTATCGTGGTGTTTGTTCGTTTGCAGTCCAAGCGGCAATTAAAAATACGAGTACCAGAATATCGTTCGTGGCAAAGGAGCTGTCCACCTCTCTCGCAACAGTTTTGCGGATTTGCAACCAGGCAGAAGAAGCAGGATACATTGAACAATTTAATAAGGGCGTTAATGGGCCGGGGAATGAAACGACAATTCGTGCCTCTGAGTGGCAGTTAGGGAATTTTATCAAACTCTTTACGCTTTGGAAATTAACGGAATGGTCCAAAATTCGAGAAAGATTTGGAACTGTAAAAGGTTGTGATTGGTTTGATGAGTTGTCACTTAATCAGAGCGATTGGGATGATATGATAAAGTCTTTTGATAAGTGGAGTCACGATGTTTAGTGAACATGATGTTAAGTAAATACGATGTTAAGTAAATACGATGTTAACTTAAAACTGTGTTCAGTATACAGAGAAACAAAAACGCACTAAAAGGGTAATATATGCCAAAGAAAGAGCAAATTGTGATGAGAAGTAGTGACTACATAGGTGGTTTTAAGACTGAGGAACAGGAGCCTCGGAAATTGACTGCCTATCAGGAACTACGGCTACAACATCAACTTAATCAGGATAACCATTATCTTATGAATCGGGGATTAAAGTTTGGGTCCAGAATAACAGTACCACTGATTTCCCGGATGCAGATTAAACGTGCGTCTACAGCTTTCAGAAACTTAGCCAAACAGTTAGATAAAGTATTAGCTAACAAAGAATGGAATGATCATCAAAAATTGTTTCAGGCACAGATGCACGTTACTTCTACCTCTCAGCATTTGAAGAGAGAGGCCGGTATGGACCCTGATGGTTCTTGGAAGGGCATTAAATAAGTATTAGACGGGTACATCTAGTGAGCAGAATTTTTTAGGGTAGACCCGTCTAGTAACTATACAGGAAAGGAAAAAATAATGTATAAGAAAAGAAGGATGCGTAAGAATTTAAGACGCATAATATATATTCCGTTAAGTCGATTAAGTGACTGGTTATTCTGGATGACTTACTTGACCAAGTTGACTGGTTCAACTCTCATTAAACATCGATCAAATGTTCTAGACACGATCGGTTTAGTTATGATAATATTCGCTTTATATTATCTCTTAACAATCTCCTGTGCGTTAAGTGACGAATGTTACTACGGAATATCAGGAGCTGTCAATGAATTCATCAATCAATAAAAAACCTGCCGGCAAACTAACCAATAGTTTTACTCATACGGGATCCTCTGAAGCCGCCATTATAATGTATGGTGAAAATAGGTGGAACAAAAAAATAGAAGAGCATCGTCAAAGAGTACGCTCTAAAGATATGGGTTCAGACACGTTTAAATTGTCACAGAAAGCCATTGAGAGGGGAAACATATTAGAACACCCTCTTGCAAAATACTGTCTAGCAAAGGTTAAAAAAAGCTGTAGGGCAGGTGATCCATTTGTAGAGGAAGTCATGGGTAATGAAGAGGATGTTATGGAACTTCCAACTGACAAAGCAGATATCCATGACACTCTCCCGGTAGCCGCCTCATGTGATCAAAAAATCTTTGTTAAAAATCATGTTGATATTGAATGCCCAATAACAAAGAAGTGGATCCGTATGTCAGGACTTATAATTAATGAGATCAAGACTGACGGATATGAAAGTGGTGAACCACACCGGGATTACTACTGTCAGCTTCAGCATCAGCTTCTTTGTACTGGAGCACAGTTTGGTTGTATTACTAAATTAGGTCCAAAGTTAGAATTGGAGATCTATCCCTATGAGAGAGATGAAGATTTCATTGCCGAGCTTACAGAAAAGGTAGTCGAATTTTGGGATAAGGTGGAGAGGGATGACCCCTACGTTGAATTGCCAGATACTAATTTCTATGTAGCAGAGTTAGATAACTTGGACACTGCTCCGCAAGTGGAGGCACTGGTGGATCAATATAACACTTTAATTACGCAGAAGAGTGGAGTGGAAGAACTTATTAAAGAAACCAAGGATGCTCTCTGTGAAATTTTAAAAGAAGTAGAGACTGATACCGGCACGATTGGTGGGTATCTGATTACCAATAAAAGGGTGGAGAAAAAACCAAAGCCAGGTAAGTGGACAGAACCCACACCCGGATCTCACCATTACAGATTTAATGTTAAACCAATAGGAAAAGTTCAATGAGTAAAACACAAACAAATGAAAATGTAGGTATCAAAGCCTTTGTTAAGTTTCGTTCATCTATTCCTGGATTAAGCAAGGATGGAAAGGCACACAACTATAGATATGTAAAACTGGATAACATTATGGAAACAATTATTCCATTGGCAGAAGCTAACGGATTTCGTATTTCACATCAGCAAAGTGAAGATGAGAAGGGTGAGTTTCTTGTGACCAAGATAGAGCACGTTTCTGGATGGACAGATGCTACCCGAACACCTCTCAGATATTCAGTCAATAGTGATACTGGAAAGACCATGCAGTCAATGGGGTCTGCACTAACTTATGCTAGACGTTATGGAATATCCTGCTTGCTAGGTATTACTGCGGATGAGGATGATGATGGTGCTAAGGCCGGTAAGGCAAAGTACACATTAAAACTGCCAAAGACACAGAAATATCCGGGTGGTCAGGATGTTCCAATCAATGATCTTCATCAGTTCGCAATTAAACTGGACGAGTTTATGGGTAATGTTATTAAAGCCGGTAAGCCTGACTATGGCAAACAAGCAATAAAATATTTACTTCTTAACAATCAGGTTGCACTTGATGAATTAAAATCTAACAACGTGGAGATGTACAACCAAATCACTCAAAAGTTTGGAGCTTACGATGAATAATATTATGACAACAATCTCTAATATGCAGAGGTCACTAGCGACAACTCGGCAGATGGATGTGTTTAAATTTATAATTAAGAATATTGAAAAAAAGCACGTTGCTCCAACTATCCCGGAGATTTCTAAGAAGTTAAAAATAAAATCTAAATCTGTCGTTCATAGACATCTTAGAGAACTGCAAAAGAAAGGATATATACACAGAGAAAAAGGTAAAAGACAATCAATGATTTTGTTGCGGAACCTAGATGGATCGTCTATAATTTAATCAGTGATTTTGTCACTCTGTTCGGCTAAACTAGGCGGCTTAAATAGCCGCCATTTCTTTACATCAACTCAAAGTGAGGACCATCAATAAAAGGTCTACGTCCTTCTGATCTTCTTAGATCTATATACGAGTTCATAGCCTCTTCCATTGTACCTTCCCACTCAGCAATATTTCCTACGCTCCATGCGGCTCCCCACTTAATAGCTACATCATGTTTAATTGCCGCCTGTTTCATAGCATCCGCTATATCATCGTAGAGATTTAACTCCCAGGAAGCTCTGGATCCTATGTATGCCATAAGATCTACTGCATCCCCGGTCAGATGCTTTGACTTTAATGTTTGTGTCGCTCCTCGTGCCATCAAATCCTCTTGCTCTTCCTGGGTACGTAAACCACAGATAACACCAAAGTCTACGTTGCTCATTCCGATTGCCGAAACAACCACTGAATGAATTTCATTTTTAACACCGTCCAATCTTCCGAGCGATCTTTGTGATAGTTTGAATGCCATTGTAAAACCTCCTTTAATTTTTTACGTTGTTCTTTTGCTTTCCATCTAAGCAATGGATTTTCTAATCCTTTAAATTGTTTCGTGCTACGTTCTTCCACTTTTCAAATGACCTCATGCCACCCAATCCAAGTAATGAAAGTGTTAAAGTTAAAAGCCCTTCAGTCTGTATAGCCGGGAGAGGGATATCTGATCCGCTTACAGCCACCGCCCAGTTTAGAATAGGTGCTATAAAGAATGACCATAGTAACCCTAATGCACAGATCCACATGATAGCCGGGCGAGCACCTGCTACAAAAATACTTGGATGTTTAGCCTGGGCAATGTTTGCATCAGCCTGTGCTTTTTGTAATCCAATAATGGATTGCTCTAGTTGTGCCTTGAGTTCATTAGATTTATCTTTGTCCTCAACAAACTTATCAACAATGGGGGCTACACTACTAATTATACTGCCAATCATTTGTTCTTTCCTATGATGAAATAACTGCCCACCAGACCCGATAAAGCTAGGTACTGTGTCATCAGTATACTTTCTGCTTCAGCCATCCTCAGTGGGTCATAAATCGTGGCTATGGTACACACAATCATCATTCCCAGGGCAGACCAACACATCCACCTCCGATTGCTTTGATATGTCTCTTTGTCTGGTATTGTTTCATTCATTTTTGTCCTCCAAATTCCCAAGCAAAATAAACCATTGCGGCAGTACCACCTATAAAGAGCAAGCCGGATATTACACTAACAATAATGATTTCTAGTTTACGTCTCTTCTCAGCCTCTTCCTTGAGGCGATCACTTTTTCTTTTACGGATCCTGCCAAGCTCCGCATTGAAACTTTCCCATTGACCGGGTTTTCCGTATAATTGGAATAGCTCTCTCAACGAATTCATAGCATCATCTCTTGCACTTTTGGCGGCTACGATTGCAAAGGCTTCACTTTCTGAGCTTCCTAACTTTCCAAATAATCCCTTATGCTTTCCAGTTTCTGCCAATTGAACCTGTGCATCTAGGTCACCAAGTTTTGCCAAACCCGGAGCAAGACTAGATAGATCCTTACCTGCCTTAACAGCAGAAGAAATTGCCGCACTGACTGCTTTAATTCCACCTGCTAGAGCCATTACTTCAATCATTAGACGGACCTTCTAGTATTTGTATTATTTTTTTTCCAGAAGCCGTTCAAGTTTATCCTCTATTCTGTGCATGGCCTCATTGAGATTATGGATTTCATCTTTCAGCTCTGACCTGGGTGTAAAGTCCTCCCTGGTGCGGTTGAGAAGAATATCTATACGCTTCACCTCTGACATCAATCCTCTGAAGGTCCAGAAAGCCGGAGCTATAATGAGGGTTAAGACAATGTTCCAAAATATAACTGGGTTAATCTCCATCTGGTTTTTTCTCATTAACTAGGTTTTGTAGGCCAAGTGGGATTATCCAAATTGCCTTTTGTTATATCTCGTAAAGCCTGCCTGTATGTTTTCCAAGCTGACGCATCAACATTAGTATCTGAAAGCATATTTATTTTATAGTCAGCTTCCTTTAACAAAGGCTCTCTTGTAGAACGAATATCCATAAGTTTATATTTATCAGGAATTACATTATCCAGATTGTATTGTTTAAGTTCTTCAGAGGTTAATTCACTTCGAACACCATTAACATTTTTATATTTCTTACTCATATATTATATCCATATAACGAAACTGTACCTGATTCAAAATCAGAATTAGCCATAAAAAACTCAACATAGTTTACAGCCGAATCATAGTGGTTGTGATAAAATCCTTCACCATAAGCTACTGTCGCCATTGAACCACTGGTTGTGATATAATTAGCAGACAATACCTCAAGACCTTTGTAAGCTGTCGTGCTTCTTAACTTGTGTAATCTAATGTGCATATTACCTTTTTCTCCTGTTCCACCACCCCAATAAAATTGCGAGTGCCACGGAGTTAACACCATTGATGTAGCCTCATTATCAGAGTGTGAAATCGAATCTAAACTATCGTCTGATGCGGTAGACCTAAAAGAATTAATCCAAGAATAATCGCTGTCACTATCAGCCGCATCCGCAGTTCCAAATCGCATCTGAGCCACAGCACTTGCACTATCAGTATCAAGTTTTAAATCCTGAATATAAAGGTCGTATGTATTATAACTGTCTGTAATATAAGTTGAATTAAATGAAATAGTTGCATCTCCGTCAGATATTGTTGTCTTTGCTAAAAGAACTCCAGAGGTAGTGTTTGAGTCAGTCAGTATCTTTTTACCTTCAATAGTTACAACCCCTGCGGCTGACCGAGCTATAGTAGTATCTGAAGCGTGACCAAGCTCTATATCTCCAGATGTAGTTAAACTCGTTAATGTACCGACAGAAGTGATATTAGTCTGTGCCGCACCAGTAACAGTAGCCGCAGTACCACTTGTATTACCTGTGACATTTCCAGTTATATCACCTGCAAAGCCTGTAGCTGTTAATACTCCTGAACTTGAATTAAAGGTCAAATTCGTGCCACTTTTCGGTGCTAAATCTCCAGTTGCGGCTGTCGTAAATAGTACATTGCAAGATGTATCGCTCGACTCATCAGCGATTGTTATAGCTGTTGCTACAGCGGCAGTTCCTGAATACCCACTAGAAGTGATTGTACCTAATGAAGATCCACCATCAGCAAATGTAATCGTACCATTGTCAGCGTCCAGAGTTATACCTCCACCACTGTTCAATGTAACAGTTGTCCCTGCTAATTCTGCTGTGCCATCTGCCGTAATGACAATGTTAGCCGCCTCTGCATCGTCATCCGTGGTTGTGATGGTTGTTGCACCATGAGTTCCAACGGCTATTTCAAGTTTATCGCCAGTATCCGAACTATCCGTAATTGTTATTGTAGACGCATTTGAATTAATGTAATCAACCTGTAAACTCGTAAAAGCACCAGTGTTAGGAGTTGATGCACCAATGGCTGAATTATTTATTGTTCCACCAGAAATTGTCAGGTCATTAGCCACATAAGTATCAGCTATTGCTGTACCTTGCCAAGTCCCAGTAGAAATTGTACCGACACCAGTAATGTTTGTTTGAGAAGCAGTTTGTAATGTTCCAGTAACATTGCCTTCTAAATTTGCAACGAGCGTTCCAACAGCATAACCAGTTCCACTAGTATCTACTGTAGTGGTAGGAGCCGCTTGTAAGTCTTTAAATAGTTTCCACTTACCACTATCATTCGCGTCTCTAAATAATCCTGCATATAAATCCTGAGAACCAGAAGTATCATACAATCCATAGAAACCAATATCTACACTGTCACTAGAATTGTTAGCTTTTGCTAAGATTATAAGAGGGTCTTCCACTGAAAGCGTAGCTGTATTTACAGTAACAGTATCGCCATTCACAGTCAGATCTCCAGTAACAGTAAAATCTCCACCAGATGTAACATTAGCTCCACTAAAGGTTAAAGCTGTAGTTGTTCCTGATTTTATAATTAAATTACCAGAGGTGTTCGTAGCAGAGCCAAAAGTAGTTCCTGCATCTTTAAAAAAAATATCACCACCATCAGCATCAAGAACAATGTCAGTAGTCGCATCAAGCGTAATAGTAGAACCGGAGTCAATCTCTGTAATGACTGGAGTTGTGAGTGTTTTATTCGTAAGGGTTTGTGTTGCAGTTAATCCAACAAAAGTGTCGGTTACATCTGGTATCGTCCAGGTTCTATCAGCCGTAGGGTCAGTGACAGTGAGGGTAGTTTCATAATCGTTAGCGGTTGAACCTTCAAAAATAATGCTTGCACCTATGCCTAAGTCAGATGGATTTAAATTAGTTGTCACATTTCCACTGGCATCAAACTTCATAAACCTATTTGCTCTGTCGGATGCCGAGGGTAGGGTCATTGATATAGTGTCCGGGTCACTCTCTGGAGCACCTATAGTTCTATCAATTCTCGTACTAATTTGTTGGTGGTGCATAAGGCTTGTATCAAAGTCAGTCTCTAAAGCAGATGCTGTTAATGGACCAGATGTGGTATACACTGACGTTCTTGAAAGCGGTACATTAGATACAATCGTAATTTTCTGAGAAGAGGTTGGGAAGTTGCTAGACGTAAATCTTACTCTACCCGTTCCGTCTGCGTTAATTTTGGAACTTTCACTGCTAGAATTTTCTACATTGTAGTGACTGCCGGCAGTTTTTAGAGTGGTGTCTACATAGACTTTAACCTCTGTATAAGCATTTACCTGGAATGAAAAATCAAAGGGTCCGGCAGTACCATTACCTGTATAACTTTTAAATCTTGCAGTGCTTGTTATGTTAGTCATTCTAAAACAACCTTCTAGTATTTGTACATTTTAATTAATCGAATATCCGTCACTCTCTGGATTGTCGATCCGATATAATCTATCTAATCTTCCCTCGGTCATAATGTGTGACTTAGCGGCTTTTCTATGATCACCCAAAATTATTAAATTTAAATGATCAAACTTATCTTCATCAGACATACTCATATACTCCATGAATTCAGGGGAAGTTGTATCAGAAATTGTTGTATGTAGTCTGTTTCTAAGCGTCATATCCACATCATAAAAATCATCACCCGGCATTCTACCATCTGCATCTGAATTATTGACTGCATTTACATAGTTTAAATATTCTTCAGATGTTAAAGCATACCCATCTACTTTTCTTGGATGATAGTTAAAAGTTCCGTAACCTAGTTGTGAAAGCCTTAATAGTTCTAAATCTACATCTGTATATGCCCCGGTCTGAACACGCATAGGATTAAACGACTGAATGAGTTTACCATTTCTTCGTAATTGTTCTGGGTCCATTTGCATAATGGGTTCATTCCAGAAATTAACATCATCGTATGTACCTTGAGCAAAAAGTGGATGTCTTGCTCTTGCCTGATTTAGTGCCTCTAGCCAACCTCTCCAGAAAGGATTAATTTGTTCAATCCTCATACTATTTATTTGATCGTCCGTGAGCATGGTATTTGATTTGTTAGGGTCACTCATTCGCTCCATTGTTGCAGAAAAAGAAGTGGAGCCAACAAAAACATAGTCATCAACAAATAATGGTTTTAGTCCAAGAGATATTAAATCAAGATTTTCATCCATTTTTCCACCAACTGACATAGTAAATGAACCACCTTTTCTTCCAAAATATCTTAGAACATTTTCACCCCAGTTGTCGGTATCATCATATTTGTTTCCAACCACCTCTACTAACTCAGCTACACCTTGCATAAATGGCATATTAGATGAATACTCCGTTGCAACCATAAGTAATGAGTTTAAAAGTTTTTCAGATACATCCGCATCCCCATTATACTCGACAAAGTTATTGTAATCTGCCGCCGCAACTAGCAACATTGATAACGGATCAAACCGATTAAAACTAGTAAACTCGTATGTGCCATCATCCTGTTTAAATCCAATAGATGTTGAAGGTACATTAGCACCTTTATTTATTATCGCTCTTGCCTTCTTATTACCCGGACCCGTTCCAGTTATAATAATGTCATCACCATAATATCCTGACGTTAGAGCAATTACAGTTCCCATTATTCCCCAACCAGTAACTAGCTTACTTACCGCTTCATCAAACTCCCGTCCTTTACCATTGGTTAATGCCTTCATAGTAGGATAAATATTTATAGACCGATCGGCTACTTCTAGGAAAATATTAGTAGGGGTTTTGAAAAATGGTACACCCAAAACTTTCGCCACATGATTATTAAATAGAGCATTACCACCAGAAGCTATTCTCCCCATGACTGGTCCTTCTGCCTTTATTGGTGATTGAAAGGTTTCTTTTAAGGCAGTCTCTTTCTCACGAATTAATACCTCTGGTGGGGGATCAGAAAGATATTTCGTATACATTGCTGAAGCGTAATCCTCTGCCTCCTTTTGACTAAAACCTGCACTTAATCGTTTTTCATATTCTATATGCTGTGCTCGGTATGCTTCCTGATAACGAACCCTCTTTCTAATCATTACCTTAAATAATTCATCTTCTGCCGCTAAAAATCTTCCTGATAAACTATTAGCAACCCCAACAGTGTTTAAAAAAGCCGGCATCCAATTACCCTGGCTATACTGTTCCATAATATGTGCAATGTTTCTGGAATCACCTATAGTTAATTCTCTTATATCTAACTTTGACATAAGATCACTAGACTCCCCGGCAATCATAGTGCGAGCCATTAAACTCAATGCATCCTTCTGAGCCATAAGAGATCCATGAAGAAATGCCTGTGTTTCTATAAGCATTGCCCGGTCATCCCCGGCACCAAAGCCTCGTCTAATATTTCCTATGACACCGGCTACACCTGTTTCAGCCAATCGAGCTAATTGAAATGCACTATTGCCCGACATATTAACCATGTGAGTTACAGGTGATGAGAGGAGGGCATTAATGTACGCTTCCATCATAAAGTCGATAGCCTTACGTCCATACTTTGCAGTGTTGGAAATATAGCTTGGAGTTTGTTTTTTAGGTAATGAAGCAACCACCATCAAATCATAGAGTGCTTCTTTTTCTTCTAACTCGGATAGTATTTGATTTGTAGCACTCACTGATGGCATATCCATAGACGGACCATAGTTACCACCAATACCTAACCGTGTATCGGTATCAATAATTTTTTCGGCATGAGATCCGACTGCTAATGTGCGTCCGGCTTCACTCATACTACCGGCTACGTTTGCTAAAAGATTTTCAGTTATTACAGTTAACTTCTGATGCTTTCTATACTCTTCCGCAAATTGCTCTGGTGAAATAGTTCCGTCTGCTTTTCTCTGCAAAATACTTGCGGCACCATATTTAGTTTCATCCGATAAGCGTTTTGCCATTAATAGTCCACCAAGCACTTCCTCTGGTGAAAGCATTTCACCCGGCTTTCGCATCAACATTTTTTGACTTATTTCATACAAACCAATTTTGTTTGCCATCTTAGTCATATCTTCAATAGACAGTTTACCTCGTCTGGCAAATTCGAATAGTTCTACGTTTTGTGCTCTTAACTGGTTTAGAAAATCATAACTGGATGGATCATCTACATCCTTGCCCATTTTTTTCAACCCTTTATACAATACCAAAGGATCAATATTAATTTCCTTGCTGTCAAAAATATCGCCCAGTCTACCTAAGTTTAGACCCGGACCCTTGTATCCATTTTCTGTGAATACCTCCATAAGACTTTCAATATCTTTGTCACTAGCTTCTGGTAAGACAATACTTTTACCACCTGATTTTCCAGTTACAACTTCAGGTTTGTCAGATAAATCTTTTGCGTATATTTCAACTTCAGCCGTTCTACCAATTTCTTTGAGCTTATTAATGCCGGCACTAATAATAGCGGCAGGTGCTTTTAACTTTCCTCTAAATTCAGCCATCACTAACCTTACTCACATAATTATTATCTATGCGTCTAATTTTACCATCATTAAATTTTACATTAATTATAGAACTTCCTTCAGCTTTATCGTGTGAAATAACTTCTCCATCACCAAATTTAGGATGAGTTACTTTTTGCCCTATAGGCTTTAAAATTTCTTGATTTTGTTGAATAGTTTGAGAAGGACTACCTTCTTTTCTAATATTTCTTTCTAACCTTGCTTTATCACCTCTTTGGTGCTTTTCATCTGCAACTATTTTACGAGCATTTTCATCAGCCCATTTTTCCCTATCTACCCCATAACGATATAGATTTCTGCCCTTTATCCGAAATGTTTTTTTATTCATAATTTCTGAGGCATTATCTCCAGAAACCTCTATAGGTCTTATTGTAAATGTATGTTGTTGCTTGTCTGCTCCATAACTCTCTTTAACAACCTCTCCTTTAATTATTCGTTCCCCTATTTTTTTAGGATTTTTAAAACTACCTCCAAAAACATCTTGCCTAAATGTGACTACATCTCCAACGACAACATCTCTGGAACTACGCAAAACATTACCAATTAGAGCTAAACCCTGATCCGTAAGAGCCGTAGGGTCCACTCCCGTATTTAGCTGTGTAGAACCTTTGTTTTCGTCTATCCTAGCCTGTGCATCATCTCCGGCTTTTATAAGGCTCTCAGTGACGTTATTCTTCATCTCATTAAGTTTTGGACTGTTCTTTATGCGTGTGTATAGAGTGCCTATACTTGAGATAGCCTGGTCTAACTTTTCACCTAGATATCCACCACCAAGAAAGTTCTCCGGGGCTTTCTGTAATTTCTGTATTATGTATGGGGCATCCTCGTCTGCCTGTAGTCCTTCTAGAATAAGAGACTTTATTTCAGAGTTAGGAAGGGCAAGGTCTAATCCCATAGATATCATAGCTTGTTCATCTGCCGGTACTGCTATCGCTTCAGCAGTTCCATATCCCAACACATTAGCCAGAAACTTATTACCCATACCCATTGCTTGAGCACCTTTAGATATAGTTGCACCGGGAATTACAAACTCACCTACAGGCTCACCAATATACTGACCTCCTATAGTCTGGGCCTTGTTGTCATACTCTAACATATTTGCTGTGAAATCATTAAGCTCTTTTAACCCCGGAATATTCTCATCCGCCCACGGCACTACATATTCGTTATAACCCGGTAGGAAAATTCGGTTAAATTCTTCTGCGAAATTAAAGATACCTCTAGGTATACCCTTCACCGCACCCACGACACCCTGACCTACATTTTTTGTAGTATCCAGGTTGAAATCTCTTTGCTCCTTTTTTAAATCAAGAAAAGCAGACCCAAAGTTTTCCAGACTATCAAAAGGTCCACCAACCTGAATGTTTAAGCCGATTTTTCCTTTACTCATTGAAAAGGTACGATTACCATCTTTAGAGGCTTGATTACTTTCTAACACTGCATTTACAAGCTCATTTGTCATTGCGGTGGTTCCAATGTATTAATTATATTTCTCATTACTGCTATTTGTTTTTGTATTTGAGAAGGATTTGTAAAAGCAAAACCCAGTTTATTTGCTTCATCAACATTTCCTTGCACACCTACAAGAAAGTTAAGGATGTTTTTATAATTGCTTAAAGTATTGTCGGTAAAATTTAGAGTTTCCAATAAATCACTATTCTTTTTCTTTTTAAGAGATATTTGAGTGTTTTCCACTACAACCTCTGCCTGGTTAACTGCACTTTTATATAGAATTTTATCAACTTCCTCTTTTAAAAAGGTAGTATTTTCGTCAACGAATGTTTGGGCAATACTTACTAGATCCACATCTACGTTAGCCTTTTTGGCTTTTTTTCTCTCACTATTAAGTTTATTGACACCGTCAATATAAAGTTTTTGTGATATTTTATAGTTAGTTCTGTCATCTCCTTCAGTTTCCAAAAGTTTACCATCAGGGTCATACCCAAGCTGTTTTAAAATTTGTTTAGCCGCTGTAAAATCCGTATCGAAACTTCCTTCGATTGCATTTACTGCGGCAGTATAATCTTCCATATTTAATAGGTGGTGATGTTCAGCTAATTGTTTAAAAGTTAAACTTCCGTCACTTGTGGCTTTTAATATCCGTGAAACATTTATGTCGGCTTTATCTGTTAATACTCTGCGTTCCGTTTCATTGATAAATCTAACATCTTCAAGCATTTTCTTTAAAAAATCACCTTCCCTGATACCAAGTCCTTTATTAACAATATCAATATGTGTTAATGCTGTATCCCATTCCATTTGATCTAACGGGGTTTCAATTAATTTTAAAAAATCTAATTGAGATTGTTTTGCAAGTTCTTTTGATCTCAGATTACTGGAATTACTTGTATCGTCTACATTTTCTATCCGTGCTTTTTGCTCAGTGCGAATTCTTTTTACAAGATTTTCCCGAAACGTAGGATCATTGAATTTTTTTAATTTTAATAGATTGCTGTATTTTGGATCTCTTAATGGAGTGCCGGTAAGTATTTTTTTGACAACCTCATTTGGAGAATTTTTCATAGCATAATTTAAGACTGTCTCTTCTGCCCAATTATCTACACTAGCGTTCCATTCTTTTATTTTCGTTTCTAACTTTGGGGCAGTAAAAACATTAGGTATACTAGTAGCATGACTAATAAAACCAAGTTCGGCATTTTTAATAATTTCATTCGTTAACAGACCATCAGTAAAAACTTGATTTAGTTTTTCATTGTCAACATTATCAATCATATTATTAACCGAGATTATATGACCTGAATTAATTTGCTTTTCAGTGCTACTAATACTTGCAGTTAAATATGTGTTGTATTGACTAGCGGCAGACAATCCTAACCGGGCGGTAAGTTTCTTGGCTAATGCCGGAGCAGTAGGTCTGAGGATGCCTTCATACCCCATAATCGCACTATCAAGACTATCTCTTAATGCTGACGGTTCTGTACCATTTAGTGTAGCTTGAAATACCAAATCATTAATATGTTCTGTAGCAGTGACATAAACATCATTCTCTAAGACTGCGATTGCGGCATCTTTAGCCGCACGACCAAAAACAGTAGACGTATCAAACTGCTCAAAGACATCTGTATTTTCTGCATTGGCATCCTGAAGCATTTTGAGGGTAGGGGCATTCTCTACACCAAACTCTGCACCCTCTATTTTTGCCTTTGTCTCCATCTGACGGAGTGCAAAATTTGTCATACGATCCATAGACTGAGAGAGAACCGCCATAGTTCTACGACCCTCTTGAAAGGCAAATCCTTGCGGCATCTGGGTTTTTTGAAACCTCTCGTTTATACTCTGATATGGTTTAAATACTTCTGCCATCTATAACCTCGGGGCTACACTTCCTGGAGCTTTTCCTATACTGTTCATAGACATAGCGGTGGATCCTATTGTTGATAGTGCTCCTATAAATCCCTGAAGCTGTGCGTATTGACCTGCTGCCCGTGCATCCTCTGCTCTCATCACTCCACCGGCTAATGCCATATTTGCGTTAAAGGCTACATTTCGTAGATCTTCTGCCGCAGGTTTCATCACCATAAAGATACCCCGGTCAGCTACTGTACCTGCACCCATTCTAACACCTGAACGGGGGGTTCCGGCTATGATGGATGCCAAACTAGCATTCGTTCGTCTTATGGCTTCTACCCCTCGTTTTTTAGCGTTAAGAGCGTCTATAGATGCCTGGAGCTTTTCCCGTCTGGCTTTATCCTCGTACTGTTGCTTGGCAAGGGATCCGGCTTTGATTTGAGCCATTGCTGATATTCCTGATGAAATTGCGGCTACTGCCATAAAAGACATATTATGCTCCTGTGCTTAATTTGTATTCCAACCCAAGTACAGTTACGAATTGTGGGGTGGTCATTGTTAGTGTGACTTGAGCTTCATCTGAATATCCCAAAATAGGCGATATCCGTTTGCGACCTGTAAAGGTTGTTGATGAGGCTCCGGCAGTAGCCGGTAACAGGGAGAAAGGTACCTCTACGCCATTGACCGCAAGATTTTGAGAAAGATAGAGGACAGGCGTAGCCTCTACAATTCTTCGTTTTCTGCTTACGACCACACCACTCGGTAGGCGTGGCTCTGCCGGAAGGGTTACAACTTCGACTGCGTAGCTCAATCCCACCTCTACATAAGTCGTAGGAGCCTGATCAATCGTAATGGCACTAGACACAACAGTCTTGCCGGTAATGACGAGATCATCCCGCACCACATCAACTGGAAATCTTTCCAGATGGCCGAGAGAACTACAGGTTGTATTCGTTGGTAAACTCTGATCTGGAGAGGTTGCTCCAGTAAAATATTGTATTGCCGCATCGGTGGTGCGGTCATCATCAAAAACCTCCAGGTAATATTTTGTCGTTCCATCGGTCACTTGGGTTACTGCTAACCTAGTGGTATCTGAACTGGTGACAGTCTGGTTATCGTTTCCATAATCATCTCTCGTCACTGTCACAACTGCCGCACCGGGATTACTCACTGTGAAACCCGATATTGCATTTATGGCGGTATAGATATTATCTGCTGTAGTGTTGTTGTCTGTGTAGGCTCTCACATAATGTGTATTGCCGGAACTAGAGCTAGGGGCTGATCCACTTGAAGCCTCAAATTGTAAGGTCATTTCCGTGCCATCATGTTTCGAAAATACAATGGTGGATCCTACCGCAATATTTGCATAGTCAGAGACAGTAATCGTAAATGTCGCTTGAGTTGGCAAAGCACGTTTCGTGACAGTATAGATATCCTCTACGTCCACCCCAACGTCAATGAACTCACCATTCGTTACCCACTCTACAGGAGCAACCACGTTCTGGGGCCGGAGCATAGTATAGACTGCCATTGTTCCATCGGTCGAATTAACAATCATTAACAAATCCCCATCGTCTGTAGAGGTAGCAGACCGGAGAGCCATTTTCGTTGGGGCTTTCAGTAAATGTGAAGAAAACAAGGACACATTATTTGAATTGTAGTTGAGGTCACTATCACTGAATAAAAATTCTCTAAGAGACTTCCCGGATCGTTGGATAAAAAAGGTAGCCGCTTCTGTGCCAGTCGGTCTAATGCCTTCTTTTATACCTCGCCTGGTAGAGGATTTTATAACCAAATTGCTTGGTGTAATAGGGTCCAAAGTAGACTGTGGAATAAAGAACTCACCCGAACTTGTGAATATTTGTAAGTCTCGACCAGACCGAATTGCATTGATTGAGTTAATACTATCAGTGCTCAGAGTTACTAGTAGTGCGTCATCCGCTAACATTTCACCAGACTGGAAATTATAAAAATCCGAAACTTTAGATCCAAAAATTGTATTAGGGAGAGACTTAGAACCACCAAAAAATAATCTTCCTTCGTGAAATGTACAGCTTCTGGGATAGCCTCTATCACTAGAAAAAACATCCTCATAACCATATTCAATTTCATAATCACCGGACGCAATCGCAACTGAAGCCTCAAAAAAGGGTATCTCCACCATTGCCTTCACAACTAGCTGTGTAGAGCCATCAACTACTTCGGAATTTCGCTCAATAATCTTTGCTCTGCCAAAACCATTATTAACATTGATGTACTGACCCACATGATCCGAGGTTGTGAAAACCGAATCACTTGCAGGGGTAACAGTCCAGGCAACAGAAACTGTAGCAATTTTGGAGGAACCAACATAATCAGAAATAAATCTTGTTTGTCCTGAACCCGTGCCGGATGTAATTGTAATTTTACAGCCATTATAAAGATCGTCAGTGCCAGATGCAGAACCATCAAGAGTGATTGTTGATGAGGCTCCACCTTGAGCTGTCGCTGATCTTTCTGCCGGGAAGGTAGCGGCTGAAGCTGTTAATTTTACTGTTCCGTCCACGGCATCGGGAGTGATAGTAGCAGCAGGGTTTGTAGTACCGGTTGTGAAATTATATTTTGGAGAAGTAAGAGTAATTGAACTTTCGGTCCATGTTGCATTCGTTGAACCTCTGACTATTTTTCTAGGTACTATATCTTCCTGCACTAAAATAAGAGTGTCAGCCGACTGTGTAAAATTTACCTTTGAAAGATCAATGTCTCCCATATTTATGCTGAGATAGTCATTGCCTGATCCATTAATATTGGTGATTTGCACCTGATTGGCAAAGACAAACATCCGCACATCAGAAGTAGATTGTTTTACAAACAACAACATAAAAGATTGGTCTATGGAAAACTCAAATGGTATTAGCCTTATGCCGGCAAGAGCCGTGTAGCTTCCCAAGTGTGAAGTTAAATCGAACATAAACCTAGAACCCGGTCTGCGTTCAAATCCACCCTGGGGCATAATCATTACATTTTTTGCTCTGTCGAGTGCTGAATAATATTGCTCAATATCAACCCGTCCGTGCATTAACGGATCAACTTCACCCTGCGTAAAGTTTGACTGGTAAAGAGTTAAGCGGCTCATCGGACATCTACCAACACATAATCTGCGATGACCTGACTAGATTGGCCGGCTCCATCAATATTCATGGCTTGTCGAAAGTATCCACCCCGTCCACTTTCCAATGGTGTTCCTACAGCTTCCTGCTTCCAGAATTGTGCTTTAGAAATCTGATCAGTGACCGGCTCGGCTAGATGCCACGCCATCATATAAACTAAGAAAGTTACGAAATAAGACGGCATAGAACCTTCAGCTACAGTTGCCTGATAATCCACATAGATTGCGGTTTCCTGAGTAAGAAGTTCCGATCCTTGTATTTCGTATTCTGTCAGGTGGGGGGCATTGTCCGATGCTGACGTAAAAACTTTTCTAGGAACTCCATTTGCCATATCGCTTGGTAGGGTAAAAGACTTTGCCCAGTAGGTTAAAGGATCACCCGAACTCTCTGCTAGTTGCACTTTTTTTAGTGAGAAACTCCACGGATACATACCTAAAGCCATAGCCTTTACTCTGGGATAGAGCGTGTTGCACAATGACCCGGCAGTGGATCCGTCCGAGAAAGAGGTAATAGAGGTAGAGCCTAGCAGTTGTAATGCCTCAGAACAGATAATTACGTCTGTATCACCACTCGCCATTCTCTACCCCAAATGTCGTGGTAGGGCTTGATTGCCCCACCTGTTCTTAAATATTAGTCACTGTCTGAGACAGCACCAATGACAGTACCATCACCGATGTCTACATCAGTTCCATCATTTGAAACGACAACGTGCATTGTTACCGTTCTAGTACCGCCCGTGGCTCCATGAATAATTATCATGTCACCAACCACAAGCGTATCTGCTAGGTCATTAAAGTAACCTGCCGCATCGATTGCCGTATGAGCATCCGTGCTAGTATACACATAGAGTGCGGGGAGGGTGCCGGCAAATGCCTGACCGCCCAGTGTTCCCCATCCAGATCTTGCAAAAGCCATGATTAACTCTCCCTACAAATAACGTCAACCAAACCGTCAGTATCGATTACTAAGCCGTTAGCTGAAAACATTGATGTTACTAACCAAGATGTGCGGTTTGCGACATAGTTGATTTCCGTTTTTGGAGACATACCCATTGCTAAACCACAAGCTGATTTATGCCACGCAAAGCAGGTTCTATCATTTGAACCATCCTTGTTAAGGCCACCCTCATCCCGGTCACCTACCATGTGGATAGTGAAGCCGGCAAATTGATTGATCTCACCACGAGCCAAGCCCTGAAGTTGAATAAAATCAGAACTTACTGCTCTTTCATCATTTAGTAATGAAGCCATAGAATTTGCATGAATAACCATGTGGCGGTCAGTCATTGGTACGTTTTTGGCACTGAGTAGTTTACCTGCTTCGACAATTTTACCAACATCGAGGTCACTTGCTCCTGATCCAGAGGTTCTGACTGTGTTTGCCACAGTACCCCCGGCAGAAGCCGCAAGCATCGCATCGAGGATCACTTGGTCCTGTCTCCGTGCTATTGATTTGCCTAGCATTTCTGCTAGTTCAGATCGCTCGTCAAA